TAACCACAGGCATGAATACTCGAGAATGGGTCGCAGTCCATCGTAAGCATCATCAGGCTAGCGATACCGTTGCCGATCCTCATAGTCCTAAAATCTACGGAATCTGGAGAGTATTGTTTGGAGGTGCGTTATTATACATTCAAGCAAAGAAAGATCCAGAAGTTATGAAACTTGGAATCGGAACACCAAATGATTGGGTAGAACAAAAAGTTTATACTCCCCACCCTTACAGCGGGATTCTATTGATGCTGGTCATAGACCTTGTTCTTTTTGGCCCGGTAGGAATAGTGGTGTGGGGAGTTCAAATGCTATGGATACCTTTGTGGGCTGCTGGTGTGATCAATGGTCTAGCACATTGGTGGGGTTATCGTAATTACACAGTTAAAGATACGTCGAGAAACTTATATCCTATAGCTTTTTGGATTGGTGGAGAAGAACTGCATAATAACCATCACGGTGACGGCTCTTCGGCAAAATTTAGTAAACGTCGATGGGAGTTCGATATTGGTTGGATGTATATAAAAATATTAGAATATTTTAGATTGGCCAAACTCAGAACATAGAAAAAGGACCCGAAGGTCCTTTTTCTTTCTACTATAATGTAATAAACCGCTATGCGGTAGATAATTTACTTCTTTACACCGCTATTTACAAATGCGTACATTTTTTCAGCGGTTTCAAGAACTTTTTCTAGCCCTGGATATTCGGGCATCTTAACGGTGCTAACGATTTGGCCTTTGTCATTGCGTTCAGCAGTCAATTCCCAACCGTTGTATTTCCAGGTGTACTCGTTGGCAACAATATCCTTAGCCATAGCAAGGATGTCGGTTCGAATTTCGTAACCGTTCTTGTTGAACTTAACTTCTGGTAGTTTTGGAGTAAGGTCGCTCATATTAAGCTCCTTTTTTTGCTTGAACTGCTTCGGTAGCACTTTTGTAGAATGCTTGAGCAAGACTTAGGCTAGTTTGATAAGAACCTTTAACAAACTTGGCTTGGGCTTCAGTTAGCTTAACTAGTTCTGCTTGGATCTTTTTGTCTGTAACGTAGGTTTCTACGAAAGACTTTTGAGCACCCGAAACGGTGTCAACGATAGTTTCAAATGATGTAAACATATTTTTCTCCTTGTGTGTATGTTTCTGTGTTGTTATCAACTACTTCTTTTTCGCTGATAACTTATTATATATCTCTAAAGACAAAAAATCAACTTATTTCTTGAACTTTTTTAACCTTTCTTTAATCAATGCTATTACATGATCACTGAGTACCACCTCGTAATGGTTAAGATCAACTTCAACCAGTTCCATATCCTTGTGGTACTTTTGACTAGCAATGGTCACAACTCCGTCATTGTGTTCTAGCAAAAAAGGACTTTGACCTTTTACTGTTACAATGTTTGTCCACGGGTGCTGTATTTGTATGCTATCTGCCTGTTTCATAACCCAACTGCTAGGACCAATATCACGCATTAGTCTGCTGAAAGGTAGAAAGAATTTGGCAAACTCTGCTACTTCAGCACCTCCATAGGGTGTGCTGAGTGTAACAGCCCCACGAACATTTTTTGGCAAGGCATTGGCAATGTGCAGACTGTAGATGCCGCCCAGACTGTGTGCTACAAATGCTATATTTTGAACATTTTTTAGATGTTCCAGCATTTCATTTAGGTTGTTTTCAAAGCCATTTCTACTGTCGTAGTTAATGTCTATGCCACTACCTAATTTGCTTCTAATATAGTTGAAACTCTCACTGGTGGCACTGGCACCGTGAATATACACTAGATTCATAGCAATATTTATTGAGCTATCTTAGATAAATGATCGGATGATCACTTATTGTATAGTGCTTTAGCTTCTTCTATTTTACCTGCTCTTGCAAGAACTGCGGCTGCACGGGCTTGACCCATTGCTTCACAAACTGCTAAGAAAGAACGAAAAAATGATTTCATAGAAAAGACTCCTTTTGGGAATAACTGTACTCGCGAATGTAGTTTTCGAGTTGTGCGGCATCGGTAATGCCTTTGGTACTTAGATAAGCATCTAAGCGGCTTTGATAGGAACTGTCGGGAAACATTTCAGCTAGGCGTTCCATTAGCCCTAGCATATAGATTGATATGGTTTTCATAATATCCTCTGTAAGTGTGTGTAGAACTGTGACTCAGTGTTTCTACTGAGTATTTAGTCTGCTCTTGTGCAACTGCACATAATTCATTACAATATTATCATTTGATTAAAACGAGTTAAATACACTATAGGATATTTTTATGAAACTTCGCACCAGGTCAATTCTACAGGAACTTAATAGTATTGCTGAAGTACGTAGCACAGACAGCTTAATTGAAAGCCGTGCCACTAATATTATCAATTCTGCTATTAATCTGCTAGAAAGCATACACAAGCACTATGATGCTGAAAGTGCGGACGAACTTGAGCGTCGATTGATCAATGCTATCAAAGGACAAGATCCTAGTAAATTTACTCGGGGTGTGCGTAGGATTGCTGAATCTCGCAAACAACGTAAAAAATTAGAAGAATCAAATGACAACTAATTTATTTGAAGGGGGCAATGTATTCAAAGGCCCAGATAAACAATCACTAACACAGCGTATTGCCACCGCAGACGTTGAAGAAACCATTCTGTATATTGAAAAGATCACAGGCTTAGATTTCACCAAAGAGAAAGACAGCGATGACAAGAAGCCTGTTAAATGGTTAGGCACCACTGGACGCAAAGAAGATCCGGATGGCACATTTGAAAAGAACAGCTCCGGCGATCTGGATCTATCAGTAGACGCTAACGAAGTAGATAAAAAGACCTTTGCCGACAAGTTAATTGCTCAGTTTGGCAAAGAGAATGTCAAACTCAGCGGAGATAATGTACATTGGAAGGTGCCTATCAAAGGCGACACAGCCAACGGTTTTGTACAGGCAGACTTTATGTTTTCTGCTAATCCTAAGTTTCAACAAGGATCGATGATTGGTGGACAAGGAGAGTATCGTGGTGAACATCGCCATATTGTACTGAGCTCAATTGCTCGTGCAAGAGGTATGAAATACAGTCCTAAACACGGCCTGCTTAATCCACAGACTGACGAGTTGTTGCCCAACGGCAATGACTGGAACCAAATTGCCAAGGTATTGTTAGGGCAAACGGCCACAGTAAAAGACATACGTTCTGTAGACAATATTCTTAATTTTATTAAAAAGCTACCTAACTACGAAGAACTTGTTGCAGCCGCTAGAGAAACATTGAGCAAGCAGGGCATCACATTACCAGAAAATGTAATTAGTTTTGAAAGTAAACAAACTGGCACACCTGCCTGGTTCCGTAGAATGATGGAAGCCATAAAATGAGAGCATTTGAATTTCTAACTGAGAAATGGAGCCAAAAGTATAAAAGCTCTATTAACTGTTCTAATCCCAAAGGCTTTAGTCAGCGAGCTCATTGTGCAGGACGTAAAAAACACAATGAGGATATTAATGAGGATGAAGCACCTGCTCCTAAAAAAGTAGGTAGAGAATTCAATCATCTTGAAGATCTAGTATTCACAGAAGCAGATGGTGCTGTCCGTGCTATTAAAATTTTAAAAGACCTTGCAAGTCCAGAAACCAGTATTACTATTAAGTGGGACGGAAATCCTACAGTCTACTGGGGCAGAGACGATGACGGTACTTTTCGATTAGTTGGCAAGAACAATTGGGGACGTGAAGAAGGTAAATCATCCAGCCCAGAAGAACTTGCTGGTTTCATTAACAGTCGCGGTAAAGGCGAAGAATGGCGTGCTAAGTTTGCCGGAGACATGGCAGCATTGTGGCCAATATTCGAAAAAGCTACTCCAAAAAATTTTAGAGGCTATGTTTACGGGGATATACTTTTCCATCCAGGTAAACCTTATATCGGTGCTGATGGAAAGATTTCATTCACCCCAAATCAAACAACCTATTCGGTACGAGGAGATAGTCAAGTTGGCAGGGAACTATCTAAGGCAAAGGTTGCTGTTGCAGCTCACAAAGTATTCAGTTACTTTGGAGATAAGAGCGGCGAAGATTTTACAGATCCAGAATTATTTGCAACAAATCCAGAACTAAAAGTGTTTGGACTAACCAGTGTCAGCCATAGACCTGGTGTAAATGCAGACAACCTAGGAAGGATTGAAGAATTAGCAAAAAATCAATCTGCAATTAATAAACTTCTAGCACCAGTAACTGGTATGGGATATCTACAGAGCGAAATCTACACGTTCGTTAATACTCAATCAAAGGCCAAACAGTTAGATAAAATTAACACAGATGCATTTATGGCCTTTGTACAGAAGACACCAGCCAAGGCAGCTAAGATAGCAGCACACAGCAATGCTCATCCTGGGGTAATGGATAACTTATTTGAACTAGTCAAAGAAATTATGGCGGCAAAAGATGAAGTTATACGAGAACTAGATCAAGCAGAAGGTGATATTACTGCTAGTACCGGCGGAAAACCCGGCGGCGAGGGCTATGTTGCTGCGGGTACCAAATTAGTTCCTCGTGATCGCTGGACTCCGTTTAGAGCCGATTAACCGTCCAAAACACCTGATTTTTTTCTTCAAACATAAATACTATGCCGGCCTCTGAGCGAGGTCATTGATTAAGATAAGGAGAAAATCATGGCAGATCTAACAAGTCAAACAGTATCAAGCACTACATTTGGTGCTAACTATCTAAAGCACGTCATCAACCAAGCTGACGTTGGACGTGAAATTATCGTTAAAGTTGCAAAGACAGACATGACTAATGCAGAACTAAACACAATTATTCAGTATCTAACAACCAGCCACGGTTCAAGCGGTTCTGGTGATTCTGCTTTTGTAGTTGCAGCAGTTGGTACAGCAGACGGTTCAGCTTTTGTAAGCGGAACAACAGACGTTGTATATCTACGTTGCCAAGGCACAGGAGACTACACAGTTGATGCATCCGATGCACACGGTGTAACTGGTGCTGCTACAACTATCGAAGCTATTTTTACACCAGCTAAGTAATCTTTCTAGGGATGGGAAGATAGGGGCGGATTTTTTCCGCCCTTTTTTTATCTGCGTAAATAGTAGCACATTATGGCCAGATACAAAATTATAACTCTTGTAGATATTACTAGAACAAATGCTGGTAGGGCAGAAACTGATAAACAAAAAATTAGCCAACAGGCAAATTTCAACAGTCTTTTACAGGCCATAGGCATACGTTCAAATGTCAGTTGGGCACGAGACCCTAAAATGCACACAGGCGTACTACCAAAAGATATTGGGGGCAAAGCTACTCATTGGATTTGGGAATTTGACTGTGAACGGGAAGATGTGTTTTTAAAAGATAACGATCCTGTTGGGCTTCTTATTGAAGATCTTTACGGGGTTCCTATTATTCCAAATCTACTAAATTCAGCAGACATAGATCCTGCTTGTTTTATATCCAAGGGCGACACGGCCAATATTTGGGTGTCAATGATATAAATATATTAAACAGGCAAACACCATTAGGCATTCTTAACTTAGGCACATGTCCAAATTGGACCTTGACTTAACATACAGGAGACTGCCTAAATGGCAACAGTAGCAGAACGAGTGGGTGTACTTGAAACTAAAGTAACGCACATAGACGGAAAAATTGACGAGCTTAAAGACGATGTAAAAGACATGCATGATTGTCTTGATCGTACTCGCGATACTCTAACAGAAACGCTAGCAGCTATGCGAGCAGAATCCACAGCACAGCATAACGAACTTGCAGGTAAGGTCGCTGCGGTAGAAAAAAGCAAAGATAAACTCATGCTCTACGGTGCAATTGCCGCTGCCTTTGTTGCAGGTGCTGGTTGGACCGGAACTATAAATTTTCCAACATTAATCAAGTTTCTAGGACTTTAAAATATACGCAGTTAAATAAAGGACCTTAGGGTCCTTTTTCTATGATTGACATCCGTAAACGACTTGAACAAGTTGTTAACAAAGAACTTTCTCAACATATAATTCCTGTAAAAACAGAAAAAGGTATTCTTGTGGGCTCTGTGCTTATAGCCAGCGAAGGATCAGTGAAGCATTTGTATAAAAATGATCAGTGTTTGTATTCAAATATAAGTCTTAACATTGCCGCAATTAAAATGGCTAATATTCTTGCTAGGAATCCTCGAAGTAATTATGCAGATAAAATTTATAAGGCAGATCAAGAATACGGTAGATGGTTTGTAGACAGTCAAATTCTACTAAGTAAGTATCATTCTGCAATAAAAAATAGAGATTACGAAAGAGCCGATACTCTTTGGGCTAAGTACAATGAAAGTAAGCAAAGAACAATGACCGCAAAATCTGCTGTTCTAGGTTTAGCATATTACGTATAAATACTACATCATTCTGGATCCCATAAAAATGAGAACAACAGACCTTTTTAAAATTAATAGATCAGCTAAAAGACTGAACGAGTCATTGCATAAAACGTTTGGAACCAAAATCAACTTTGAAGATTTTGACACACCAAAACTAGAAGATGCAAGAAATAAACTAAGGACTCAAATTAGTCAAGTTCGCGGCCAAAGCGGATTTAACGAAGACCTAGAAAACGAAGCTTTAACCAAAGCACAATGGATGCACGATGCTATTGTTGCTGAACTAATGGATCGCCAAGAACATATTGTTAATAATGTGCCAGTCCAAGAAGACGATTCTTTAGAAGGTCAAGTTGCACAGATCCTAAAAAGATTTGACGAAAATATGAACGAAATTGGAGGCTACGGTGATCCAGATCAGTCAAAGATTGTTGCACTATTGAGCAAAGGCGATGTTGAGGGTGCTGTTGAAGAAGTATGGTATGCTTACGCCGACCAAGACGGCGGCGAGATTCGCAATATGGATTCATACATCGAGGACCTAGAAGCCGATTTTGCAGATCTTGCCCAGGGTTCAGACGATGAAGGCGGCCAACACGAATTACCAACTCCCGACGGAGACTACAGTCAAGATGAAAGTGTTGATGAAGTAAGTCCTCCAGGATTTAAGGGCACAGTCAAGGCTATGAAGAAGCACGATGAGATTGATAATCCGTTTGCTCTAGCTTGGCATATGAAAAACAAAGGTTATAAGAGTCACAAAAAAGCAGATGGCTCTGATAAAAATGAATCAGTCGAAACAGGAGATGATATGACTAGACTACAAGAAGGTGAAATCCAGCAAGCGTCTGCGATTGTCACAGCAAAAACAATGGTTGACAGAGTAGGTCGTTGGATTGAAGAACTTTCTGGTATGGAGAATGATACCCTCCTACAGTTAGGTGATTCTATCCGTGACGAAATGGGACAAGAGCAGGCCAAGAGCTTTATTGAAGCTGTTGCTCCTGCAATTCAACAGGCTTTAGAAAACCTAAAAACCACACGTGAAACTCTAGCCAGTGGTGTTCGTACACTAACAGGCGAAGAACAAGCAGCAGGTATGCTAGGTGCTGAGCCCGAAGCAGGTGCTGACATGGGAGGCGATATGGCCGCCGAACCAGATGCTATGAATGCTGAACCAACGGGCGACGAATTTGATGCTGCTGAACCAGCTACAGGCGGTGCTGAAGAAGCAGGTCGTGAGCAACGTGAAAGCATTCAGTTTCAAAATCGTTTACTAAAAGTGTTGGCAGGATAATGAAACTTACAGAGTTTACTGTTGATCATCAATTAGATGAACTGCTTCCTGCGGTAGCCGGTATTGGCGGAGCAGTAGCTAAGGGTGCTCAGGCAATGGGTGGAGCAGTAGCCAAGGGTGCTCAGGCAATGGCAGGACTTGCAGGAGGCCAAATGGATCCTGCTCAAGCCGCAGCAGCAAAGAAATCGCACGATGAAC